AAGCCTTAAGGCGAAGGGCACCCAGATTTTTCGAACGAGGAAGGAAGCGGAAGAACGATTAACAAGCGTAGAGATAGAGAGAACAGACATTGCAGAGCTTGTAAGCAGAACAGTTTCGGCACAGAAAGAAAAGCATGCAATGGATCCTTACGACTTCATGAATCCGTACAGCCCTTATGGAACATAAGAGGGGATGGTGATGATCCATGGAGAAGGAAGAAAATGTGATGACAATTCGTTGCCATTGTGGACAACGCCTTTTTGATATAGACCCGCGTTGTACGATTGGAGTCATTCAGGCGAAATGTCCACGCTGCAAAGCCGTGATGGCAATAAAAATTCAATATAGGAAGTATATTTGCACTGAGCAAATGGCCACGCACGCATCGTAAAGGCGTAGCAGTGAGCAAAGCCGGGCATGACAGTATGAAATTCAAGACATATTGCCATGCCTTATATTTTTGCAGAAAAACTGTACAAAAATGACATATAAATAATGTACAGCATTTTATTTGACATAAAAGTAATGAAAGAGTATCTTTAATGCGAAGATAACAAAAGGAGGAGAAAAGAAGGATGGAACTTGATAAAAATATACTTTTCGCCAATATTGCATTCCTTTTGAAAAAGCAGGGGAAAAAGGTCGGAGAACTCGAGAATGCCGCAGATGTAAGTGCTGGCTACATATCTCGGACAAAAGATGGAAACGGAAAGCCTGGGTTGGATTTTGTTGTAAAAGTAGCAGATTTCTTTGGGGTCAGCATGGATGCGTTACTTAAGGTGAGATTTTCTACTCTTACAGCAACAGAGGAATATGTCGTTCGTTTCTTGGAAAAATTAACGCAGGACACAGAAGCGGATTGTTTGGATTGGAAAAAAGAGACGGAAACAGATGCAGATATTTGCTATCACCCTGACGACATGGTCATGGAACCGTACTCGCATCCGCTTTTTCGGGTAATTGATGGCGGTGGATATCCGGAAGTGGAATTTAATTCTCATTCCTACGGAGACAAGACCGATATAAATGTCAGCTACAATGTTAACATCTCCGACTCAGTATCAGTCTATTTGGTATTTGTAACGGATCGGGAAGCGAAAGATTTCATGAACACAGGAGTAAAAGAGCTGTGGCTTGTAGGAAGGAGCGGGAGACAATTCCTTTGTGACGATGTTAACAGCTCTGCGGGTATAGGTGAAATGATAAAGAACCTCTTCTGTGCAGTGGAGGAAAATATAAAGCATCCAAAAATCAAAGAGGAATACAGAGATGCAATAGATTCCTACATTAACGGAGTAGATGAAGAGTTGCCTTTTAACTAGAGAACAGGGGGATACATGATATGGTACGAGTGCCGATTCGAACATCTGATTCGGAACAATACGGACGGAAGAGGTTTTGTGACTACGTTCTTGATGATGATGGGAATGAGTTTTTGGAAACAAAGTATGGTGGACGAATTCTTATGATGCGATACGAAGAGTTCGAAAAGGAAATACAAGAAGCAAGGAAAACAGGATAAATAACTACCGAGCAACGGGTCCGCGATATTGACGAGACACCAAATGGCCGGAGTTATTGTTCGCACTTTTGTAAGTGCGGATGATAACTCCGGTTTTTTTATTGCAAAAACGATTTTCCATAATATTTTCTGTGCAATAAATTTTTCCTTCCAAGAATTACTTATTAGCCACAGCACATACCGAGGAAAGGGGGCAGCGATGAGAGGACCACCAGGGTAACAAAGCAATCTTGTAAGTGAAGCAATTAAAAAATCAGACCAATGTCTGAGTGGCCATAGGACGGCGGGATGCAAAAGAGCTTTCAGGAATGATTGAAATTCCATGAGCTTTTTGTGCCCACCGCTTTCTTGTGATGCCTTCGTTTGGATCAGAGCCGGTGGATTCAGAATCCGCTGGCTCTTTTTGTGTTCCGCCGATCAAACAGACGGAAAGGAACACAAATGAATAAGGAATTTTCTTCAAATGGTACGAACGAGGTAAAAGCAGGGAACGCAAGTGCTGGCTTCAATCGAACAGCATATCTGGACGACAACGGAGATTACGTTTATGTCGAGGATGTCAATATCGGGACGGCTGAACGCCCCAATTGGATCCGCAAAGAAGTCACTCGCATTAAGGCGGGGGACTACCCGGAAATTATTGAAGCCCTGAAGGAGTGCGATAAAGAGGAGGCTTTGCAGGAAAGATATGACCGGAATCATTCCGACTATGGATTTCTCAATACACAAAGGCAACTGACTAGAAATGATGAGGAATGCTCGGATACCGCTCCGATTGAGAATATCTGCGATCCACATGGGGACATTCTGGACATTCTGCTTAGCGATGGGGAAGAAGAGGGAAATCCGAAAGTCCAGGCCTTGATGCTGGTTATGAAGGAAAAACTCACTGAGGAACAGCGCGGAATGATTTATGACCACCTGGGAAGCTGGATGTATCTGGAAGAGATCCGAGAAAGAGAAATCGAGGAAACCGGGAGAATGATCACGCAACAGGCAATCAGCAAGCGTTGGAATAGGATCATGCAAATCGTGTGTGCTGAGTTTGATGTGCCGGTGCCGAAGACGCGTGGAAAGAACAAGAACGAATGAGCTTCAAGAAGGGGAAGTTGTTCTTTTCGTCTCATGAACGGGAGGAGCACTTCCCATTACAGCCGTTTATCGGCAAAACAGATTTCATGTTTAGAAAAGGAGAAAAGCAATGAAGACAGGACTTCCGGCATTGGATCTTATCAAAGGTGAAGAAGTAAAAATCGTGAGCGGCGTGGAGTTCTTTGCAAAACCGGACCGGGCAACGGTACTGGCAGTGTACCCCTATCATGTGTTGTTACTGGTAGAGTTTCAAAGTGATCCGAAGCGTTTTACAAAGATCAAAACAACGCAGATTGTAAGTGTCTGCCGGGCGGCACTTTTTTGTGGAGAGACAAAGCTGGTGCGGCTTCTTGATGGCAGTCCGATAGGACGCAGTGTGTGTGAGGGAGGTGGCCTAGATGATTGAGTCCCTTCCCATGCCAGTTAAAGTAAAACCCTATGCGCATCAACAGGAGGCTTTCGATTTTGCCTGTGGGCTGTACGGATTAATCCCATCGACAATGAGATCACCAGGATGTGCCATTTTGGCCGAGATGGGATGCGGGAAAACGCTGATTGCCATCGGGATCATTGGGATTTTGTATCAGTTTGGGCTGGTCCAAAGAGTGCTGATTGTTGCGCCACTGTCAATTCTTGGAGTGTGGGAGGAAGAGCTTCAGCGATTCGCCGCCTATCCATATCATGTTGTTCTTTTGAAAGGAACAGCCGAGAAGAAAAAAAGCTTGCTGAAAAGTGCTGCTCGCAGTGATCTGGAGATTGTAGTTGTAAATTATGAATCTGCATGGCGGATGGAAAAGGAGATTGCTGCATTTGCTCCGGATCTACTTGTCTGCGATGAGGCACATAAGTTGAAGGACAACCGGTCCAGACAGAGCAAGGGGATCCAGAACATTGCTGCGAATACTCGTTTTCGTCTGATCCTCACCGGGACCATCATTTCCGGAAAAGAACTGGATGTGTTTTCTCCCTATAAGGTGTTGGACCCCAGAATCTTTGGGACGAGCTTTTATTCATTTCGGAATCGATATTTTGATATGACTGGATATGGCGGCTATGTTCCCCAATTCAGGGAGAGCATGACGGACGATTTCCTTCGGCGTCTTCACAGCATAGCATTTCGGATTACGAAGGAGGAATGTCTTGATCTTCCTGAGATCACAGAGGAAGTGCGGATGGTTGAATTAGAGCCAAAGGCCAGAACTCTTTACGACAAAATTCAGAAGGAAAGCATGGCTGAACTGGGAGAAGGAGAGGTGACGGCAGTTAACATCCTTACAAAAATCCTGAGATTATCGCAAATGACAGGAGGCTTTCTTACGGATGATGAGCATGTAACCCGGCAGATCTCTACAGCAAAATTGGAAGCACTGAAAGATATCGTGGAAGCGGCAATGAATGATGGAGAAAAGGTGGTTATCATGGCGAGATTTGTTTCAGAAATGGATGAAATTGAGGCAATGCTTGTGAAGATGGAAATCGGATTCGCAGTTGTCCGAGGAGGAATCCGGAATCGACAGGACGAGATTGGGCGCTTTCAGAAGGATCCATCATGCATGGTGTTCGTAGGGCAGATCGCAGCGGCGGGACTTGGGATTACATTGACCGCGGCACACATCATGGTGTTTTATTCTTTGGATTATAGCATGAGTAATTTTGAGCAAGCGAAAGCCCGAATACATAGAGTTTCGCAGAAAGAAAACTGTCACTATATCTATCTGTGTTGTAAGGAGACCGTGGATTGCAAGATTCTGAGATCTCTGCGCGATAAGGTGGATCTGGCGAAGACACTTGTTGACGACTACCGTAAGGGTAATAATCCATTCAGATAAAAAAGTCCCGTATTCCAGAAATGGATACGGGGCCTTTTAAAGTTAACAGTATGAAGCAAAGAGATCTTCCAACTGCATAAGGGCAACCTCAAACTCGGAAATAAAGCTGTTATCCTTAACCTCTTTTTGATCATGTCCGCCATAGTTATTGGGTTTCATAATGAAGTTTAGCACATTGTAACCTGACTGATTAGCCGCCTGTCCAATACCTGTTTTGCCATTATAGAAGGCATCAACATCAGTGACTCCAGGATCAGGGAAATCTTCAAATAGCTCTGCGCCAGTTTGATAAAGGGTGTAATCCAAACTGCTGACAAAGCGTCCTTCACGATCTGGATTATCAAAGGCGAAGCAGTCAGCAATGCGGCAACCAACTGTCTCATAGTCACATTCATCTTTTTTACCATAATAGTTATAGATGGTATCACCAATCGCGAACAGGATCGCTTCATGCACCATATAGAGTATCGGCTCCCGATAGTCCGGATGCTGAGACTTGAAATCTTGCAAGATATGATCACAGAGATCGTAATACGCGTCTTTTGTATGGATGCTTGTAAGTGCAGGTATCGTGTTCATTTTCTCTTCCTCATGATTATTGCTTATAAACTGGAATGCCTTTGACTGTGAAATACCGAGGATCTGGATCAGCTTAGGCATGGTTTCGCGATCAGGATAGTTGATTCCCTTTTCCCATTTATAGACAGCTGTCTTTGATACACATAGCTTATTGCCCAGTGCCTCTTGCGTCAGTTTCAGTCCCTGACGTTTTCTCTTAATTTCTCGTCCAATTGATTCTGTACTCATTCGTATCGCTCCTTTCATATACCAGTTTAAGCACCGGACCGTACAGATTCAATCAACATAGGGTTGACTGGAAGGTTGCCAGCGTGGTTGTTGTTTTCGCCTATACCCAGAAGGAGGATCTGCACATGAATGATCAACAGATTTTTGAGCTGGCAGACAGGCTGAAAGCAGCTAAGGAGATGAAACGTGAACTTGAGGACAAGGTAAAGGAGGTGAACAGAGAAATCGAAGAAGTGGATGCTTCGCTGTCGGACAAAATGGCAGAGGAAGAAGTGGATAAGTTTTCTCGAAATGGGGCGACATTTTATCTGAACAGTAGACTTTATGCCTCGGCTCAGGCCGGACGGAAGGAAGACCTGATTTCAGCACTGAAGGAAAACGGATATGGGGACATTGTTACAGAAACTGTGAATGCCAATACATTGTCAAGTTTTGTGAAAGAGCAGATGGCGCAGCATGAGGATACAATCCCGGAATGGCTCGATGACGTTGTAAATGCATTTGAGAAGGTAACAGTCGGAATTCGAAAGGGATGAGTGGTTGTTCTTTTTGCCAGTTGGTAGGAAGAGAACTTCCTGAAATTTTATAGTACACAGCATACAGGAGGACACTTTTATGTCAGAAAACGAAGTAACAAAGATTGGTTTTGGAGCGCTTGCCAACAAAGAAGAGTTAAGCAGCCTGATCGGCGAAGAACTGAATGGACTGAACCTTACCTTTGACAGAATCAAAATTCCGTCTGGTGGTTCCACTGCATTTGAAGTTCCGGGCGACGATGGTGAGGAAACAGAGATGGTTCGCGAAATCACAGGAGTTATTTTGTATCACCATCCGGCCTATGCATACTACCCGGAGAAATATGCGGGAGGGAGTAATCCGCCGGAATGTGGAAGCTTTGATGGGATCACCGGAGTAGGCGTTCCGGGAGGAGCTTGCGATACCTGTCCGTACAATCGTTTTGGAAGCGGTGATGGACAGAGCAAAGCCTGCAAAAACCGGCGGATGATTTATATTCTTCGGGAAGGGGAAATCTTTCCAATGATACTGTCTCTTCCTACAGGATCGTTGAAGGAGTTCACGAAATATGTGAAGCGGCAGCTGACCAAGGGAAGGAAGCCATCTGGCATTGTAACGAAGATTAGTCTGAAGAAGGCTTCCAGCGCTTCGGGCATCGCATTTTCGCAGGCAGTATTTTCTTATGTAAGGAATCTCACGGTTGAAGAGAGGGCAGCGGTTGAGCCTATTGCAGAAGAAGCAAGAAATTATGCTTCTCATCTGACGGTAGATTCCATGGTGACAGAGCCGGATGAGCTTCCGGTTGTGGATGCACTGACCGGGGAAGTCGTTGAGCCGCTTTCGTAGCAGAAAAGGAATTCTGTGCTGGCCGGGAGGAGAATATCTTCTCCCGGTTTTCTCTTGGAGGAAATATGGAGAAAAACTATAAAAGTGTAACTGATCCGGAAGAACTGAGAAGGTACCTTTCTGGAATAGATCCGATTGCGTGGGACTATGAAACAGCTCCGGACGAAGACTGGCGGAATGATCCTAAGGCAGCGCTCGATCCGCACAAAGCCCATGTGACAGATTGCAGCTACAGTAAAGCTGCACATGAGGGAATCACGGTGCCCATCGGACATAAAACCGGGAACAACATGAATCCAGAGACTTTTTGGGCCATTCATTCGGAATTTGTTCTTCGAACAGATGTGGTGAAAATCTGCCACAACCTGGCTTTTGAGGCATCCTTTACCTATGCGAAAGGAGTGGTCATTCAAGAACCAGTATATGATACGATCTGCGCGGCCCAGATGACGTTGAAGAGTGCGTTTAATTTTCGAACGCTTCAGGATAGTGGCCTGAAGATGCTCGCCAGTCATCTGCTTCATGAAAGCGTCCATACTTTTGAGGAAGTATCCGGAGGAAATCCTTTTGACGAATTGGATGCCCAGGATCCACGGGTGGTCGAATATAGCTGTGCGGATTCAGATTACACAATTCAGCTTTACCATCTTATAAATCAATGGTTTCAAACCTATCTTCCGCGTCACGAATGGATTGTTCGAAACATCGAGTCGCCAACAGCGGTGTACCTTGGACTGATGAAATTTAACGGAGTCCCCGTTGATTTCAACTTGATGCAGCAAAGAAAAATAGAAGCAGAGAAGGAAAGGGAACGGCTCCATGAGAAAATCGCGTTCATGATCGGTGATGTGAATATCGGGAGCAATTGCGGAACACTTGCCTTTAAGAAATATCTTTTTCAGGATCTGGGACTTCCTGTGCTGAAAACAACGGAAACAAATCGTGAGGCCGCGGATGATCAGACCATGCAGATGTTAAAGGAGTGGTGTGATAAGAATCGACCGGAACTTTCGGAGTTGTTTGTCCTTGTGCAGGAATACCGAAAGTGGGGAAAAATCCTGGGCACCTATATTACCGGATACATGAAGTATATCAATGAAGCGACAGGACGAATCCATCCTGGATTTTACGCGCTTTCTACAGAGACAGGTCGCATGAACTGTACAAAGCCGAACTGCCAGAACATGCCAAGAAAGGCAAGTGATCCCATCGGCGTTCGAAACTTTATCAAGGCACCGAATGATTGCCTCATTGTTTCGTGTGATTATAGTCAGATAGAACTGCGCGTTGGAGCCTTCTATCTTGGTCAGGCAGGCGATGATACCATGAAGAATGTCTATCTTCATGGCCTTGACCTGCATGCAAAGACTACATCCGTCATCTTCGGAGTTCCGTATGAGCAGGCACATGACAAGAATTCTCCAAATTACAAAGAGCACCGGACGATTGCAAAGAACGTAAATTTCGGAGTTTTCTATGGATTATTTCCCAAGGGTCTTCAAAGAACACTGAGATTCAAAGCCGGAGTTGAGAAAACAGAGAGGGAATGTGAAACTATGATTGCCAATCTGAAAGCCGGATACCCAGGGCTTTCTACCTGGCAGGCAGAAGTAAAGGAAGAAGCAGCCAGAAGACTCTATTCGGAGACGTGGTTTGGGAGAAGAAGGTATCTTCCGGATATTATCAATACAGACTGGGGGAAGAAGTCCTTTGCCGAGCGATGTGCAATGAATACGCCGATTCAGGGAACCGCAGCAGATATCTTGAAACTTGGTTGTACGAGAATCCTCAAAGGCCTCCCGGAAAGACCATGGCTGAAACCGATTTTGCAAATTCATGATGAGCTCACGTTTGTTGTTCCCAAAGAAAAGTTGAAAGAAGCCGTGGACTTCATTAGAAGCTGCATGGAAAAAAAGCCCTTCCCGGAATTTGATCTCCCCTTGGAAGCGGAAGCCGCAGCGGGGCCTTCTTTTGGGCAGATGGAAGAACTGGATTTGTAGCCAAGGGGAAAAGCCTTGTTTTCAATGTGATGCATATTGGAAACTAGACTTATGATTAGTCCATCTGAGATGCATTCATATTTGGGTGAAAGATCATAAAAACAAGGCAGCCGATTCTGGATCTCAATCGACTGCCTCTTATGAAATAAAGCGATTAATCTGCATGTTACGCATCCTCTCTTTCTTTCATTCTGTATTCAGTTTGTGAAGGCGATTAGTACATTGGTTTTTCCTCTGAATTCTCTTTGTAGTGTTATCTTTCTGTGGAGCACTACCTTTTCATTGGTTTGTACCTCTTTCCTTTTGTTAATTCTATAATAGCCCATCACTACAAATTTGACAATCAAAAAGAGCTACAAGAGATAAATTATCTGTATATTCGTAATTGGTAACTGAATTCTGAAATATATCTCGACAAAAACACCGTGGTTTATTGTTCCTTCTGGTAAGATAGTGCTAGAAGGGATAGGGGGAAAACAGTGATTACAGAAATGGATTTTCAAGTCATCAATCAGAAACATTTCCGGATTCTTGCTAAAACACAGCGCATGATTTGGATTCGGTCAAAATCCACGGAAGAAGAGTTTATTATCACAGATTATAACGTTCGCAGTAAATATTCCGGAGACCGCGGAGGTTTTCAATGGAGTGTTTATCATAGACACTGCCCGGAGGAGTTGTGTCATTATCATGCAAATGAAAAATCCTTCGGTGATGCTATGAGGCATATCGAGGCACATGATCGGAAAGTGGCATGGCAACAAAAGGAGAGAATGATTTGTAAATCGATGGAGTAATACAAAACCGGATTCTTGGGGAGCACAGAGAAGATCTGAGCTCTCTTTTTTTTTTGAAACAATGTGAGGCCCCGGATAAGTAAAGAGGGCTTTTAGTACGCAAAAATAAAAAAAGCTGACCCCGAAGATATGGCTGAATTACAAGAAGTTATCGAATCTTTGCGACGAGATGGACGTAGCTTCAAGGTAATTGAGACATCCTTCGAGGACAGCCGCAGATACTTCTGCTTAAAAATAGTCCTACCCAGTCCAACTGTCAACCAGCATCTTTTGGAACATCCTGCCATTTGATACAAGATATAAATTCATTTCCGGAGAGAAAGGTCAGAGAAGCGTGATGTAACTACAGAGGACTGAGACTGCCTTGTTCGTGACCTGTCTGGTTGTTCTTTCTGCCTGTGAGTAGAAGATAAATTTTTACTGGCATAGAGGAGGACCCAGATGCGTAACAGAGATGGATACAGTGATCCGACAGCGGCGGCAGCAATCGGAGCTGTCATGGAAGAGTATAGGAAACAGCGGAGAGCAAAGTTTCGCCGTCAGTATGAACTGATGCATAGAAAGAAGGTGTATGTCGTTTCGCCGTATGCGGGAGAAGTTTACCGAAACATCGTAAATACAAAGTGGTATTGCCGATTTGTCATCAAAGAAGGGGCCATTCCGATAGCAAGCCATTTGATGTATCCGAGATTTTTAAATGATATGGATCCAGAGGAGAGGGAGCTTGGGATTATGTTTGGCTTTTCTTTGATGGAGGGCTGCGATGAAGTGTGGGTGTTTACGGAAAATGGAATATCGGAAGGGATGAGACGAGAAATCCATGAAGCAAAACGCCAGAAAAAGCGGATAAGGTTGATTGCGGAGGTAAAGTGATATGCCGGAAAAAATGTCTCTAGTTCCTATCAATGTTACTGTGCAGGATGTTTTGAATGCATTGTTTAATGCAGAAGATACGGTCTGCTTTCGGGTTTTTGATGATAAGAAGCGTGGGATCTTTAAAGGACAAAATCTCGAATGTATTTGTTCTCGCTACCGGGATGTCATGGAGAAGAAGCTTATCGAACACAATCGGGCGGGACATGGCATCTTTTTTGTCGTGAATTACGGCGGCCAGACAGATGAAGCAGTTACCAGGATCAATGCTCAGTTTGTGGAATCTGACGAGCTTTCATTTGAAGAGATGGAAAAGCGAATCCAAGCATTTCCATTACCTCCATCCATGGTGATCAAAACCAAAAAGTCACTCCATACGTATTGGTTTATGAAAGACCATCCGGAAGTGAAGCGCTTTCGGACCATTCAGAAGCAGTTGGTGAAATACTTTGATGGAGATATCAAGTGCCAGAATGAATCACGTGTTATGCGGCTTCCTGGGTTTTACCATTGTAAGGAAGAGCCCATTCTGGTTGAGTGTGTTTTGTTCCATCCGGAACGCAAATATTCGCAGGGTGAGCTCGCAGAGGTTTTGCCAAAAATTGAAAAAGGTACGCAAGAAAAAATCACAGGATCCGAAAAGGGCCTGCCCGTTGTTCTGCGCGAATGCGAGTTTATTAAGTACTGCCAAGAGAATGCGAAGCGTCTTTCGGAACATGACTGGTATGCCATGATCACAAATCTGGCCCCCTTTGAGGGAGGAGAGCAACTGATTCATGAACTCAGCAGAGCGTATCCGAAATATTCGGAATCTGAAACAACAGAGAAAATCAATCACTTCCTCAAATCCGGAACACGCCCAATTACGTGTAAAACGATTGCAGAGAAAGGATTTCAGTGTCCCAAATTAAAAAGCGGAGAGTGCAAATGCAAGGCTCCGGCAGCTCTGTGCTATAAGCCGGTCAGTAACGAAGAACTGGAGAGTCTTGTTGCTTCCCTTCCCATTAAAAATCAGCCGCTTTATGACATGAAGACGGCATCGGGGTTTGTGGAAGACTATCTTTATAATCAGGACATTGCTATAGCTACGTCTGTAATTATGCATTCATTGAAGGATCGCTTCAAATTTACTGCGCCAGATCTCCGTGCACTGATGGCATTGTATAAATCAAAGCGAAAGGGGTATATGTCAGGACTTTCGGTGCGGCAACATAAAACGGAGGATGATTCCATCCCACTTTGGTACGAACCGACAGAACGTGGCCTGAAGTTTAAGCCGATGGTATTGGCAAAGAACCTCGCTGTCAAAGAGAAGATGTTCTATGCAGCGGAGCAGCATTATCGGTTTGAAAGTGGGGTCTATGTACCCGTTTCTGAAATGAAAGCACAGCGAATCGTGCAGGATCAAATGGTGGAGTCGGAGTGCAAATACACTCAGATCGCTGATGCTGAGAAGCAGTGGCGCATGCGGATTGAAAAGGAAATCCGTGAACTGAATGCGAACCCCTATATCATCAACGTGAAAAACGGACTTTATAACGTATTAGAAAACAAGCTGACGGGACATATGTCGGATTACCTTTCTACGATTCAGTTGAATGTGCGGTATGATCCGGAGGCTAATTGCCCTTTGTTCAAACAGTTCCTTGTGGATTCGATGGAAGGAGACATGGAACAGGTAAAGCTCATTCAGGAGATGCTTGGATATTTTCTGGTGCCCATTACGAGTGCGCAGAAGTGCTTTGTCATTGTAGGGGCAGCGGCAGCTGGAAAATCGGTTCTTCTAAATGTGCTGGGGGAGGTTCTGCTGGGACAGAAGAATGTCAGTAATGTTTCCTGGCAGGCACTCAATGACCGCTTTAAAACCGCAGAGCTGTTTGGAAAACTGGCAAATATTTTTGCGGATCTTCCAACAAAGAATATCGATGATAATGGAATCTTCAAAGCGCTGGTCGGAGAAGACTTCCTTACTGTGGAAAAGAAAAATAAGAATCCGTTTTCGTTTCAGAGTGCAGCAAGGCTCTTATTTTCCTGCAACAGCATTCCGAGAAACTATGGAGATAAGTCAGAAGGATTTTATCGACGACTGATTATTATACGGTTCAATCATACGGTGCCGCAGGAAAAGCGGGATGCGGATCTTTTGAATAAGTTTCGGGACGAAGCGGATGGGATCTTCCGCTTTGCTCTGGAGGGGCTTCGTCTTGTGATGGATCATCACTGGCACTTTGATGAAACGGAGAAAAACAGAGCAGAGCTCCAAAGATACAGGGAAGAAAGTGATTCGGTCCTTTCCTTCATCGCAGATTGCATGGAAGAAAAAACGGACGGGGTCATAGGCTCAATGGAGCTGTTCAATCACTATAAGAGATATTGTGAGGACGCAGGGATGAAGCCTTATGCGCAAAACCATTTCATCAAAAAACTTCTGGAAGCAGTCCCCAGTGCTTGCAAGGGAAAAGACAGCATGGGGAATAGGCGCGTAGTCCGCGGGATTGCCCTGACGGATGACTGAAAATTCTATATTGAAAACATACACCCGGGCAGAAATGTCCGGGATTTTTTCTGTCTTATGCTCTGCCAGTTAGATCTGTCGGGACAGGTAGGACGTCCAATTTCCTATTCCTCTTTATATCAAAGAAAAAAATTATCTCCATAACATATTTTTTCTTTCCTCACGTAATAATGCGTTTTTTGGTGTCCTGCCTGTCCGACCTGTTGATTTTAATGGTTTTTTGCTGTCCGCTGCGGGACACCAGAAGGATTTTTTCCGCTGCCCTTGTCATGGAGAAGGCGACAAAGGCTGCCCATTCGTTCGTGCCGTAATTCTTAAAATGGCTTCTGCAGCCTTGTTTGGTGTCCCGGGACAGGAGAAACAGGACAGGTGGTGTCCGTTCTTTGGGTGGTTGTTCTTCCTGACTTTCTATAGGAGGACACCTATGAAGGAATCAGAAATTGTAAATAAGATCAGAAGTTTTCTGAAGAGTACGCCAGAATGCTTTTTCTGGAAAGAGCACGGAGGCATGTATGGAACGGCAGGAATACCGGATATTATCTGCTGCTACCGAGGTCGATTCTATGGATTTGAAGTCAAGAACGAAATTGGAAGGCCAACAAAGCTGCAGGAGGCGACCATTCGAAAAATTCGGGAAGCTGGCGGTGTGGCCGTAATCGTCCGCTCTGTAGAAGAAGTTCGAACCACACTGGAAGGAGAAACGTTGCCGGAGGAAAAGAAATGAAGTGGAAAAGTCACGTACAGCATGGTGGCGGGAATGTCTATGAGAACCTGGCCAATGCAGTGATTCTGCAGGCGGTTAGCGATTATCGAAATGCACTTCGGCGTTTCCGTCATACCGGGAAAGAAAATTCCGCCATGGAGGAGCTGGAAAGCTTTTTCTTGTCTTCGTGGTATGAGTGCCTTACGAACCTGGATGGCAAGTATCTGGTGAAGAAATTGAGGGAGGAAGCGAATGTATGAGTATCATGTGGAAATATTTGGATAAAAGAAGAGCAGCCGTACAAGTGATCAAGGACTACAGCAGTATGAAATTCATTCTCGATCACACCGATGAAAAAATAAAAGAAGAGCAGATCCACATGACAGGTCTTGGGTCCCCTTCTCTGGACGGGATGCCTCATGCCCACAATCCGCAGGCCGGAGAGGAAAAACTCGTAAACAGCCTCAATGAGATTGACATCTTAAAAGAACGATACCGTCAAGCCGTCGAATACATGCGCTGGTTTGTTCCAGCATGGAAACAGCTTTCGAATGACGAGCAGTATGTTCTGGATGCCTTCTATGACGACGACAGCGGATACGGAAGTGGTGCAGCGGAAGCAGTTGCGAGAAGCTTTCATATCGAAGCGACATCGGCATATAAGAAAAAGAGTCGGGCACTGGATCACCTGACGGTCCTTTTGTTTGGAAAGGAGTAAGGGGTTATGCACTTGCACACAAGAAAGGAATGTGTCCAAAAACGCGTAAGATGTTTCAAAGTGGACATGATACACTAAGAGCATGAAAGATTGGAAAGTCTCGGAGGAAAACTTCCGGGGCTTTTCTTGTTTTTTACGAGGAGAACGATATGCCGTATAAACCACAACAACCCTGCAAGCATCCGGGATGTCCGGAACTAATACTTGCAGGTCAGAAGTACTGCGCAAAGCATAAGGCTCTGCACCCTGAAGAGAACAGGTCAGCAGGCATGCGTGGTTACAACGCACGTTGGAGACGTGAGGCGAAGAGGTTTCTACAGGTTCATCCTCTTTGCGAAGAGTGCATGAAGCAGGGAAAAGCCGTGCCTGCAACAGTCGTGGACCACATCGTTCCGCACCGCGGTGACCAAAAGCTCTTCTGGGATCAGAACAACTGGCAGGCTCTTTGCAAGAAGTGCCACGACCATAAGACGCGGACGAAGGATCAGATACCAACGTATCACTACTGATCTTCGAAGTGTTCATGGGATGCGAGCTGTCTGCGATGGTCCTTCTCATTGCAAGGTTGGTGGGATCGATCCACTGTGAACGGAAATTAATGGATTGGCAATATCAATCTGATACGAAATAACAAGCATGACAACTGTTCGCTAACTGCATTACAAAAATGGTAAATCCATTTGTGAAAGGCGGTGAGCTTTATGGAAAAGGCAACAAACGTGAACGCGATGGTCGAAGAAAATATCAAAAAAGAAGCAGAAAGTATTCTTGCGGATATGGGGATTCCAGTATCTGTAGGGATTGGCATGTTTTATCGACAGGTGATCTATTGTCATGGATTACCGTTCCGTCCAATTGCAAGAAGGGAAATGCCACGAGCGTTAAGTGATATGTCACGAGAGGAGTTTGATGCCCGGATGGCCGCTGGGGTTGCAGATGCTAAGGCAGGGCGTGAAATGTTTGTTGACGATGCCTTTGATATGTTGATTAACGGCATGCATGACAGAGGGAGAGTGAATGGATGAGTACGTCACCGGCATATAAGAGAATAAAAAAGAGAGGACATTGAATCGCCTCTCTCTGATTATTACTTATGAAGTTTTTCGAGCAGGTTCATGGCTGTCTTTGAACCCGGCACGTAGGAGCGCGTCTCAACGATACGTCCGCTTGGATAACGAACTGCACTTATCTTTACGTCATTCTTTGCAATTTTTACAACCTGTTTCCGAGTTGGTGTAACATAGGCTTCAAACTTATCGCCCGGATTAGTGAGAGCCAGTTTCTTGAATAAGTTATTCATTGAGATTCCTCCTTAGTCATTTTTATCCATGATTGCGGCAAGCCAAGTACCTAGCGCTACAGAGGCTGCACCAAGTATTGCACTAAGCGCCGCACTACTAACTCCAGCGGCTGTTGCGGCTGCTACGGTTTTGACCTTGTCTTCATTGAGCTTATGCTCTGCTTTAGTAGTACCGCGGTCATCAAGCACCAAGTGAAGGGCGCTGGCAAGGTTCTGATTTGTTTTTGCCTCGTAATCCATAACAGCTCTGATGGCAATGTATTGTATCTTGCTCATCACGGTACGGCCGGTTTCGAGGTTGCTGATCGTTTGCTTTGTGACCCCTATCTTATCGCCGAGATCTTCTGCGGTCCAACCGGCAAGCTTGCGAAGAGAAGGTAGGTTGCGTTGCAGTTTATCAATTTCGATAGAATTTCCTGTAGTCATTTTTGCCCCTCCTCTTAATATAGAATATCACGGTTTTGTATATTGTCAAATTATTTATACCTACTAAACTGTATTGGACTTAAATATAATTACTTAGCATGAGACAAAAAGATTAGGCGGGGGGAGGTTCATATCTCTAGAGCAGAGAGGCCCGGGGACCGCCGCCCCCTTTTACGTAAAAAATCGCGAAATTGTACCCCGGGGGGTAGTAGCCCCAAGGATACAACTTCAAAATAAAAGAAAAACCGCAGAAACCTGATTAAACAGCGCGTTTCCTGCGGTTTTTTCATGCCGACACACATGGGTGATGGGACATGAAATCCCGTATCCATTTCCCTTCCTTTCAGAAATTATTACGAGGACAGGGGAACAATTCGAGGACAAAAAATGTGGAGTTTGAAAAACAAGATATCAGCGAGTTTACGGAATTCTGCGCCCGGCAGTTTTGTCCATGGTGCGGGATACCCGTGATCCAGAGAAACCGCGGAAGGCACAGGACCTTCTGCTCAGACAGATGCCGATGGGCATTTGATAAACACAGAATCAGAGCAAAGAGGAAGGAGAGCATTTTACATGAAGACAGCACAGCTTCAAATCATTCCGGCGAGTAAGTTAAAGCCCGCCGCATATAACCCGCGAAAGAAATTAAAGCCGGGCGATCGGGAGTACGAGAAGATTAAGGACTCCATCACAGAGTTTGGTTTTGCAGATCCGCTTGTCGTAAACAGCGACATGACGATCATTGGCGGCCATCAAAGACTTACGGTGGCGATGGACCTTGGGTATACCGAGGTTCCCTGTGCCGTGGTGGATGTGGATAAGGTGAGGGAAAAAGCACTCAACATTGCGCTCAACAAGATCACCGGAGCCTGGGATGAGAATCTTCTTGCGGACCTCCTTGCAGATCTTCAAAACTCCGACTTCAATACCGCCTTTACAGGGTTTGAACCTCCGGAGATGGAGGCACTGTTTAACAAGGTGGCAGCCAAAGAGGTGCATGAAGATGACTTTGATGTGGACGGGGAGCTAAAGAACCCGGCGTTTTCACAGCCAGGAGACCTCTGGATTCTTGGAAAGCACCGCGTTTTCTGTGGTGATGCTACAAGCGAAGAGAACTATAAACTCCTGATGGATGGCCAGAAAGCAAACGTGATTGTAACGGACCCTCCGTATAACGTCGACGTGGAAGAGACGGCAGGAAAGATCATGAACGACAACATGTCTGATCACGACTTCTATTCCTTCCTTCTTTCTGCCTACAAAGCCATGCATCTAAACCTTGCGGATGACGGATCTATCTATGTGTTCCATGCAGATACCGAAGGACTGAACTTCCGTAAGGCATTTAAGGAGGCAGGATTTTATCTGTCCGGGTGCTGCATCTGGAAAAAGAACGCACTGGTTCTTGGAAGAAGTCCCTACCAGTGGCAGCATGAGCCATGCCTGTTTGGCTGGAAGGCAAATGGCAAACACGAGTGGTACTCCGATAGAAAGCAGACAACGATCTGGGAGTATGACAGGCCGAAAACGTCCAAGGATCATCCGACGATGAAGCCAGTGCAGCTTATGGCATACCCGATTCGAAATTCCTCCATGACAAATGGAATTGTTCTGGATCCGTTCCTTGGATCTGGTTCCACGCTGATTGCTTGCGAGGAGACGGACCGTTGCTGCAGAGGCATGGAGCTCGACCCGAAGTTTGTGGATGTCATTGTGAAAAGATATATAGAGGCAACCGGAACCAACAGGGATTGCTATGTCCTTCGTGGTGGCCAGAAGCTTTCCTTTGAAGAGTCGGTAGCAGACATGCCGAAGGAGCCAAAATCAGAATGATCCTGGGGGATATTTCCATAACCGCACAAGAAAGCTAAGATGCACAGCTGTTTTCCCTGTGATTTGTCGATAAGGTCAAAGATGATTTTTCTCGCCAGTTGGACTGGATATAAGTCGCAAGAAGAGTGACATATAGCATAGCCAAAAGCACAGGCCACCGGCCGGAAAGGAAAACGAGCATGATACACAGGGAGAAGAAAATAGAGGATCGGAAGGTTCTTGTAAGGAGATTGGAAGAGCTTCTTGGGACCAAAGCGGTTTACCTTGGGATGCCAAGCGCAGCTTACAAGATTGGCGATTACATCGTGACGAGGACAGGAGCTCTTGAAGTGGAAGAGGAAAAGGCAGGGGATGAAATTTTGAACACCCTTTGTAAAGAGAACCTTCTTTTTGGGGATCCAGAGGAAGAAACAAAGACGGAGGAGAGAGAGGAAGAGAAGCCTTTTTCAGTTACCATCACGCTTCCCATGGAAGGGCACACAGGGCAGACCCTTCGAAACCTTGTAAACCTTCTTTCCCAGAGGGCGGATCTTATCAACAAGGCGACAGGAGCTTCTTTTTCGGCAGGCGAAGAACTTACAGAGGCTCTGCAGGAAGAAGGAAAGGACATTCCTACGGAGCGGTTCCTGGAGATCTTGGATGAACATAAGGACGCACTGACAGGCCTTGGGTTTACGAACGAGGAGATCCGGTTTACCGGATTTGCAGACACTGACGCAAAGGAGTCCCTTTGCGCAGAGATGCAGCTTGCAAGTTTTATGAACAAACAGGCCCTTTCACAAAAGCGCATTCAGCCCAAAGCGGTGAGGAAAGAAAATGAAAAATACTTTTTCCGCATCTGGCTTATCCGAATGGGAATGAAGGGAGATGCGTACAAGAAAACGAGAAAGCTCCTTTTGCAGAACCTTTCCGGTAACTGCGCATTCTGCACGGAAGAAGAAGCTAGAGCCTTTCGAGAGAAGCAGAAGGCAAAGAGAAAAGAAGCAAAGGAGGCAGGCCAGGATGAAGTTTCCAAGCAGACAAACGATTGAGACTTTGCGGAAGAACTACCCGGTGGGATGCAGGGCGGAGCTTGACTGGATGGAGGATACGCAGGCACCGCCGCCTGGCACGAAGGGTACGGTGCTTGGAGTGGACGATATGGGCAGCACCATGGTCTCCTGGGACAACGGCAGCGGCCTAAACGTGATTTACGGAGAGGACAGATGCCATCGCATAGATGGAGCATAAACCACCAAGAGCCCTGTGGAATCTTTGAGCCATTCTTCCATGAGGCTTTCATAAATAAATGAGGACGCATTGTTGTTCAAGAACGGACGGCCGAATCGGTCGCTACCCGTCAACAATTCATCCTCATCTGTTTGCAGTATAGCTCAGCGATTGATTGGAAGCAATGGAGACACATGGAATGAACGCTTACATGTTCCCGATCCCGAACGGGGATTGAGACATAAAAGTACCAAGGCGCCTTCGGAATCTTTGGTACATTTATAAGTCAAATTTGCTGGATATCTGTGCCGGGTAGAGTGATATATAAGCTACCAAAACAAAGGAGGCCAGGGAACATGAGAAACCATTCAAAGAACTTTTTCAGCAAGAAGAAGGCACAGAGATTTGCAGAAGAGCTTGAGTTTATGGGAGCAACAGACATCATCCTTTGCGCATTTCGAGATGCTTTCGATCAGACACAGTACCGAGTGGAATGGAATTTCTAAAAGGAGGCCAGGGACATGGAAAACACATTTTTCGAGAGCATGTACCAAAAAGCTTGTGAGTACCAGGAAAAGAAGGACGAAGCGGAAAAGCAAAAGGAGGCCCTTTACGATGAAGAGAAATACGACGAAGGATCCGACGTGATCGAGAGATTTCAGGAAGAGAACCCCTACCCCTTTGGAGCCGGAGCGATGAAAGCGCTTCAGGCTTACCTGGATGTGAACTACCACGGAGCAGACTTCTTTGAAGTCGAGGACCTGCCCTGGCAAAAGGACATGCAGGAATTTGCATCCACCCTCAAAAAAGCCGGAATCGACAAGATTGTGGTAACCGATCAGAGCACGAGGCTCATGGAAGGAATCTACGGACTTACGAAAAACGGCTTCCAGATGGGGGCTCTTCAGACGGTTACAAGAGAAAAGGTGCAAAGCTTTGGATCCGAAAAGCCGGAAACCAGGGAGGGCATCGAATTTACGATTGCCTGAGCACACCGGAGAAGGAGCCTCACTTCCTTTTATCTGCACAAGATCCTCTCGAAATCTTTGTGCAGGATATCGGGTACATAATCGTTGCTATCTTCCTTTCGCAGAGTGATATATACACATGCAAAAGGAAAACGAGGGGCAGCACCCACACAAAGACAACGAAGGAGGCATTCATCATGAAAAGAGCAGAAAGAAACGAATTCACATCCATTCGGAAGGACCTGAAAAAAGGATTCTACGGTCCCTTTGCAACACTTACGATTCCGGTGGATGCAAGCACGGAATACAAAAAGTTGGCAGATGATCTTTTCCGGAAAAATGGCTTCCATCCCTGCGCGGTCAAAACGGATCCTAAGCGCTTTGATGAAAAGGAGAGAGTCCTTTACATCAAGAATCCGGAAGGTGCCACTTGGACAGATCTTTATACGGAAGAAGAGCGAAACACTTTTGAGAAGGCGATTGAGGCATAAACCAAAAAGCCTGTAAGGAACAGGAGAACCGCGGGGAGCGGTTTTCTCTCGTGATAGAAAAAGATGATGACAGCGAGGAGCTGTCTTTTTTATTGCAAAGAAAGGAGGAAACCGTGGCAACCAGAGGAAGAAAACCAACGCCTACCGCAATCAAAGAGCTGGAAGGAAATCCTGGAAAGCGGCCTCTCAACGATAAAGAGCCAATGCCAGAAAAGAGAGCACCGACTTGTCCGAAGTGGCTCGATAAGGAAGCCAAGAAGGAATGGAAGCGCCTCTCATCCAAGATGGAGCAGATGGGCGTTTTGACAGAAGTGGATATGGCGGCCTTTGCAGGATACTGCCAGTCCTATGCGAGATGGAAAGAAAACGAAGAGTTCATCACAAAGAATGGTTCTCTTGTTCGAACGCCTTCTGGCTACTGGCAGCAAGTTCCGCAGGTTTCCATTGCGCAGCAGTATATGAAGCAGATGGAGAGATTTGCGGAGCAGTTTGGACTTACTCCCGCATCCAGGTCCCGGATCATCGCAGATGAGAGTCCAAAAGGAGCAAGCGATGAGCTGGAAAACCTCTTAGGAGGTGATCCGTAGTGGCAAAGGAAGAAAGACCAAAGAACTACCCAGTCTTACAGGACTACAAGCCGACGAGATTTATGCTTCCCACCTCTCACTACGATCAGAAAAAAGCAGACCGCGCCGTTATGTTTATCGAGAACCTCCGCCATACCAAGGGGAAATGGGCGGGAAAGAAGTTCTGGCTTCTTCCCTGGCAGGAGAAGATCATTCGTGATCTTTTTGGAATCGTAAAACCAGATGGGAAGAGGCAGTTTCGAACGGCCTATGTCGAGATTGGAAAGAAGAACGGAAAGAGCGAGCTTGCTGCAGCGGTGGCACTGTATCTTCTGTATGCGGACTCTGAGCCATCTGCAGAAGTATACGGCGCTGCAGCAGACAGACAGCAGGCATCCATTGTATTTGATGTTGCGCATCAGATGGTCAACATGGCACCGGCCCTTCTTCGAAGATCAAAGATCATGGCGGCCACGAAGAGAATCGTAAATTATACCAACGCTGGATTTTATCAGGTTCTGTCTGCAGAAGTTGGAACCAAGCACGGTCTTAACGTATCGGGGCTTGTTCTGGATGAGGTGCATGCCCAGCCAAACAGAAAGCTCTACGACGTTCTCACAAAAGGATCGGGTGATGCAAGAGAGCAGCCGCTGTTCTTCCTGATCACAACAGCGGGAACGGACAAAGAATCGATCTGCTTTGAACTTCATCAAAAAGCAAAGGACATCCTGTCTGGGCAGAAGGTAGATCCTACTTTTTACCCGGTTGTCTACGGACTTACCGAGGAAGATGACTGGAAGGATGAGAAGAACTGGTACAAAGCAAATCCGAGCCTTGGACAGACGATCAACATCGAGAGGGTTCGGGAGCACTTTCAGGAAGCACTGGAAAACCCAGCAGAGGAAGCGGTGTTTAAGCAGCTTCGGCTCAACATGTGGGTGTCTGGCACGACATCCTTTATTCCGGAGCAGATCTTTGATAGGGGGAGCATGCCGATCGATCTGGAGAGCCTTAGAGGACGCGAGTGCTACGGAGGGCTGGACCTCTCCAGTACCGGAGACATCACCGCGTTTGTTCTAATGTTTCCTCCAAGGAATGAGACAGAAAAATACATCTGCCTTCCCTTTTTCTGGGTTCCGGAAGATACGATTCCGATCCGAGTTCGAAGAGCATCGGTTCCGTATGACGTCTGGCAAAAGCAAGGATACTTAAATGCGACCAAGGGAAATGTCATTGACTACAGCTTTATCGAGAAGTTTATCAATGACCTTCATACCAGGTACAACATTTTGGAGATTGCCGTGGACCGGTGGAATGCGACGATGCTGATCCAGAACCTTCAGGGTGACGGATTTACCATGGTTCCCTTTGGGCAGGGATTTAAAGACATGTCTCCTCCCAGTAAGGAATTCTACAAACTCATGATGGAAGGGAAGATCCTTCATGGCGGGAATCCGGTTCTTAAGTGGATGGCAATGAACGTTGTCGTTGATATCGACGCTGCGGAGAACATCAAACCCACCAAGGCAAGGTCTCCGGAAAAAATAGACGGGATTGTGGCAGCGATCATGGCACTGGATCGGTGCATCCGGCATGAGAACGAAGAGAGCGTATATGACACACGCGGGATCTTACTTTTGTGAGGTGAGACATGAAGATTGTTTTGTTTTTGGTGACCACTGCTTTGGCGGTGGTCGTTTTTGCATCGATGTTTGGACTATTTCTGATTGCGTTTGCAGTCAGGGAAATGATGGAGGAGTTTGAATGAGCTGGAAAGAGCTGTTTTCTTTTGGAAAGGTAAGAGCAGAGCCGACAAACAGCACGGCAGGATCTGCTTACCGGTTTTTGTTTGGGCCATCCGATGCAGGAAAGCGGGTAAATGAGAGAAGCTCCATGCAGATCACCGCGGTGTATGCCTGTGTGAGGGTTTTGTCGGAAGCGGTGGCAAGTCTTCCGCTTCATCTTTACCAGTACGACGACATGGGAAGCAAAGTAAAAGCGGTAGATCATCCGTTGTACTTTCTTCTTCATGATGAGCCAAACGAAGAGATGACGTCGTTTGCATTTCGGGAAACAATCATGACGCACCTGCTTTTATGGGGCAATGCCTATGTGCAGATCATTCGAAACGGAAAAGGGGAAGTGATTTCTTTGTATCCTCTTATGCCAAACAAGATGCAGGTGGACCGGGATGAACACGGAAAAATCTATTACACCTACCAGTGGAGTAATACTGAAGCGCCGATCAATAAGACCAGCACGGTCATCCTGACACCGCATGACGTGATGCACATCCCGGGACTTGGGTACGATGGGATTGTGGGCTATAGCCCGATTGCGATGGCAAAGAATGCGATCGGTCTTTCGATGGCGGCAGAGGAGTATGGCTCCAAGTTCTATGCAAACGGGGCAGCACCTGGAGGCGTTTTGGAGCACCCGGGCGTTTTAAAGGATCCGGAGAAGGTGCGGGACTCCTGGCAGAAAGCCTTCGGAGGCAGCCAGAATGCCAACAAGGTCGCGGTTCTTGAAGAAGGCATGAAGTACCAGCCAATTTCCATCAATCCATCGGAAGCACAGTTTCTTGAGACGAGGAAGTTCCAGATCGATGAGATCGCCCGTATTTTTCGAATTCCTCCGCACATGATTGGAGATCTGGAGCATGCGACGTTTTCCAATATCGAGGAGCAGTCTTTGGAATTTGTTATCTATGT